AAGTCCAATCCTTCGGCTCAAAGGTCGCAGACTTCGGCAAGAAGGCAGCCCTAGCATTCGCCGCTGCTGCGGCGGCAGCTGGAGCCTACGCCGCCAAACTTGCCGTCGATGGCGTCAAAGCAGCGATCGAGGATCAAAAGGCTCAGGAGTCGCTTCGTCGAACGCTTGAGAACGTCACCGGCGCAACCGAAGCCCAAGTCAAAGCGACCGAGGATTACATCTCGACAACTGCCGTCGCGGTGGGAATTGCTGACGATGAATTACGTCCGTCCCTCGATCGTCTCGTCCGAGCCACCGGGGATCTGACTCAGGCGCAACGCTTACAGTCCATCGCGCTCGATATTAGCGCAGGCACAGGGCGAAGCCTACAAGCGGTTACAGAAGCCCTCTCAAAGGCTCAAGAAGGCAATCTGGGCGGTCTAACTCGTCTGGGTGTAGGTCTTACCGCAGCCGAGGTCAAAACCCTCTCATTCGAGCAGATAACGGCGAAATTAGGGCAAACCTTCGCAGGGCAGGCAGCCGCATCAGCGAACACCTTTCAGGGTCGCTTAGATCGTCTCAACATCGTTCTCGATGAAGCAAAAGAGTCAATCGGGTTCGCTTTGCTGCCGGTCTTGGAGCGTCTCCTGAGTTTCGTGAACGATCGCATCGTTCCGGTTATTCAGAAGTTCGCTGAGGATTTTGGCAGCGGAAACGGTCTGGCAGGCAACATCGAGCGCGTCGTCACAATCATTCGAACCGTCTTGACTCCGGTGTTTGAAGGCGCGCTCAGCCTATTCCGTCGAGTTCGTGACGCGGTCGCAGCCAATCAGGAATCCTTTACCAAGTTCGCAGATCTAATCCGAACCTACATCGCACCGGTCATCGGAACGGTTCTCGGTGGTGCGCTCAAGGCTCTCGGAGTTATCGCTCAAGGCGTCATCAACATAGTCGCCAAAGCAGCCGATTTCATTCGAGCAACGGTTGAAGTGGCAATCGCTGGCATCAATGCCCTGATCCGCGCCTATAACGCAATCCCGGCACTACCTAACATTCCTACCATCAACGCACCAAGCGCAGGCGTTACCGCACCGTCTGCGCCAAGTATCCGGGCGATCGAGCGAGGTGTTCCGTCTGCTACTCCAGCAGCCGCGCCGGTCGCTCCGGTTACGAATAACATCACGGTCAATGGAGCCATCGATTCTGAGTCAACGGCTCGTCAGATCGCCAGAGTCCTCACAGAATCAGCCTCACGCGGCACAGGTGGCGGCGGTGGCTTCTTAGGCGGTGTTCTCGTAACGTGACGGCTTGGACTCCTGATTATCGAATCAAAGCAAACGGCGACGTCATCACCGGCATAACGCTGGTCGGATTCTCCATCACTTCTGGTCGAACCGACGTCAACTCACAAGCTCAGGCAGGGTACGCAGCGATTCGCATTCTGAACTTGACCAATCAGGTTTACACATGGGGGATCAATACATCGATCAACATCGAGGTCAAAGATACGACTGCGACATTCGTTCCCATCTTTGGCGGTCGCATCTCAGATATTGCCGTGGGAGTTGAACGAAGCGGATCTGAAGGCGCAATCACGGTCATCGACATATATGCCCTCGGAGCCCTAGCCAAACTTCAAAACGCAGTCTGGGAAGGTTCGTTGAGTAAGGATTTTGACGGCATTCAGATTCGAACCATTCTCGAAAGCCTTTTGACCAATTCGTGGAATGAAGTCGCAACGTCTGAAACATGGAATTCCTACGACGCGACCGTTACATGGGAGGACGCCGAAAACCTCGGCATAGGCGAAATCGACGAAGGCGAATACGAAATGATCAGCCGATCAGCCAGCCCGGTCAATATGTATTCGTACGTGGTTGATCTTGCTAACTCTGGCATCGGTTATCTGTATGAGGATGCCAATGGTCTGATTTCCTACGGAGACGCTGATCACCGTCAGAACTATCTTGTCGCGAACGGTTACGTCAATCTCGATGCCAATGACGCGCTTTCAGACGGTATTCGTTCGACGACTCGTCAGGGCGACATCGTCAACGATCTCGTCATCAATTACAAAAACAACTTCGGGACGTCTTATACATTTACCGATCAAACGTCCATTGATACTTACGGGCTATATGCTCGATCCATCAATTCGCTCATCGATGACGATCCAGACGCCGAAGCAGTCGCAGAACGATTCGTCAACTTCCGATCGACTCCAAAGGCTAAGTTCGATTCGATTACTTTTGCCCTCGAAAACCCGGAAATCAGCGACGCGAACCGTAATAGCCTTTTGAACGTTTTTATGGGTATGCCGGTCGCCATCGCTAACCTGCCAGCCAATATCAACTCTGGCAACTTCGTGGGTTATGTCGAAGGCTGGACGTTCCGATCGACACTTTCAGGACTTTCTCTGAGCCTTACCCTAAGCCCGACCGAGTTTTGGACGGTTGCTCAGGATTGGGATCAGGTCACCGCTACGCTCGAATGGACGGACGTAGATGCTACACTTACTTGGCAAAACGCGACAGGAGTAATCGGCTAATGGCAACAACGAGCATCCTCGGGATTGATATCCCGGATAACACAGATCTGGTCAAAGACGGCGCGCTCGCTATGCGCACCATCGGCAACGGCTTCGATGACGCTTTGGCAAAGGTCGCGCTCAACGATCAGACTGCCACTTACACCGCAGTTTTGACCGATAACCGTAACAAGCTCGTTCGAATGAATGTCTCGACCGCTAACGACTTTTTGATTCCAACAAACGCATCGGTTGCCTTTCCTGTCGGTTCAATCATCAACGTCACGCAACTTGGAACCGGTGCTACGACGATCAAAGCTGTTACATCGGGAACGACAACAATCAACTCGACCGGAACTGTTTCGACCGCGCCTGTATTACGAGCGCGTTACTCTGCCGCGTCCTGTATCAAAGTGGCGACGGATACTTGGTTAGTCGTGGGAGATATTTCGTAATGCCAATTTTAGGGATTTTAGCCAGGCAAAAGGTGGCAAGTTTTACGGCAACGGGCGGCAACGAAGTCAAAACCGTGGGTTCTTATCGTTATCATATTTTTACGTCGAATGGAACTTTTGCGGTTAGCGTTGGTTCTAGTTCTTGCGATATTTTGGTAGTCGGCGGCGGCGCTGGTGGTGGTCATTCACGTTCAGGTGGTGGCGGTGCTGGTGCTATTGAAGGACTAACGGCTCAAACGTTAGCCGTTGGAAATTACTCCGTAACAATCGGTAACGCTGGCACTGGTGGGACGGGTGAAACCGTCAAGGGTGGTTCTGGAGGTAGTAGTTCATTCGCAGGTAACACGACCATAACTGGAAACGGTGGCGGTGGTGGTGGCTCTGGCGCAAATACCGCTGGTGCAAATGGTGGTTCTGGCGGCGGCGGTGCAGGATCAACAACCGGCGGTGCTGGTGGAACCGCATCTGGTTCTAATACGAATGCCGGTGGTGCTGGACAAAGTAACGGTGGACAACCTTTCAGAGGTGGCGGTGGTGGCGGTGCTACTGGTGCTGGCGCGACTGGTTCTGCTTCTGGAAACGGTGGCGCTGGAAAGTTGCTAACCGACTTTGATGCAAACTTTACATCAGGAAACTTTACTTCATTTAGTGGTATGACACGAATGAGCGCTGGCGGTGGTGGTGGAATCCAAGCCACTGATGCAACTCCTGCTGGAAGCGGTGGCACAGGTGGTGGCGGTAATGGTGGGCCAAATAATACGACTGGAAGCCCTGCGACTTCTTATGGTTCCGGCGGTGGCGGTGGTGGCGGTAATGACGGCACATCAAGAGCCGGTGGCGCAGGATATGCCGGAGTTGTCATCGTGAGGTATTCAGTATGAAAAACTTTGCTTTACTAGATGAGAATAACATCGTTACAAATATCTCCATTGCTGATGAATCGTGGGATTCTACTGGTTGGATTGAATACACAGAAGAAAATCCTGCCGTTATTGGTGGCGATTATGTTGACGGTTATTTTTATTCAGAACGACCCTTTGCATCGTGGACGCGCGATAAGGGTCAATGGATTTGTCCAAAGCCGAAGCCGGAAGGTGAAGTTTATTGGTCTGAGGAAGAAGGTGAATGGTTAGCCTATGAAGAAGAACCCGTGGCTTAGCCATGCCGGACGACAACTCCGTGAGCAAATTGACGATCTTTACCCTAACCGCGACCGCCGTTCTGATGGTTGGGTGGCTGACTCGAAGCATTCTAATAAGTCTGATCACACACCTCGAAGAAACGGAGTGGTCAGGGCAATAGACATCGACGCCGGGTTAGGTCACTCAAAGGCGTCCGGAATGCTCGCACTAGCCATCGTCGAAGCAGCCAAAGCCGGAGACAAGCGGATCAAATACGTCATTCACAAAGGTCGAATAGCATCAAAAATCAGGGGATGGGCGTGGCGTCCTTACACCGGGCTGAACCCTCATGAGACACACATTCACGTCAGTTTCACTCGCAAGGGTGATCGGGATCGAAGTAACTTCGCAATCTAAGGAGAATCGTGAACGATTACATGAAACATCCAGCAGTTCTCGCGGTAGGCGCATTCCTTAGCGCATGGGCGGCGACGAACTTTGATCTCGACTACCGAGCCGTTCTCTGGTCGGTCGTTGCCGGTGTCTTTGGATACGCGAAGCCCTTCAAGAAGTGAAGGCTGCCGAATGGGTCGGACTGATTGCTGGTCTGACCGGGATTCTTGGTGCGTTTGTAGCAGCTCTGCGATGGACGGTTCACCAATTTGTCCAAGAGATAGGCAATCAACTATTCACACGGATGGATCGTCTGGAAACTGAAATCGGCGTGTTGACGGCAAGACAGTCAGACATCTATGCCACCATTATCACCGAAAGGGGTTCTCATGGCTCGAAAAACAAAGGCTCAAAAACTCGCAAGCCTGCGCGCAAAAGAGCGAGCCGCTAAGAGAACGAAACCGATCACCGCTCTCGATCTGTGGGCGATCAGTCTTTATGAAGTGACTGAGTCCATGAAGCGAGCAGGTTTTGACGACGCAACGATTCAGGGCTGGCTCTGTGATCAATCCTTGCCAGATTGGGTCTTATCGCCATCGAAGCCGATCGAGGACGATGACGACGAGGAAGAAGAAGATTATTAGGCGAACCGTTGTTATCAGCGATCTCCAAGTTCCTTATCATGACTCAAAAGCCGTCAAAAACGTCGCAGCATTTATCAAGCGATGGAAGCCAGACCGAGTTGCCACCGTCGGCGACGAAATCGACCTTCCTCAGTTGTCCCGATGGGAGCGCGGTCTTGCCGGTGAGTTCGCTGGGACACTTGACCGGGATCGACGAATCACTCAGGAAGTTCTATTCGACCTCCGTGTTACGGATATGGTCAGAAGCAATCACACCGACCGGCTCTATAACTCCATCAAAACCCGGCTCCCAGCCCTAGCAGCGTTGCCCGAACTTCAGTTCGAGAATTGGCTTGGGCTCCCGGATCTGGGGATCAAGTTCTGGCGC